TGAATAGTCTTCTATAATTATTTTCTCTACTCTTCCGTTAAACCATCTCAAAGTTTCTATAGTCCAATCAGCAAGAAACAGGTACTTATCAAGATCTTTTAAGTCTTTAGGTAGCTTATGACAATTTACATTTTGAAGGGAGGACCACCCGGGCCTCCACTTATCAATAGCAAAAAAATCAAAAGTACAATTACTGGGATCAAGATTTCCATTCTTATAAACGCAAACACATGGCGAAGATGTTGAATAATCAATTCCTGCACATATCAATTAGAATCCTAACTGTTGCAACTCCTTTATACTCTGTTCTGATGAAGTATGCAGGATTGCAATCCCACCTTTAGCTTTAAATTCAGCTACGTTTTTAGCATTATCGTCAATCAATACGTTTGGTCGCAAATTCTCTTCCACAGCAAAGAACTGCTTCTCATCTCTGAAACAGACATGAATATAAGAAGGATAGATCTTATAGTGGTTATAGCACCAAGCATATTTTTGTTTCCGGGCGCCGTCAAATTTGCCTTTTTTAGGAATAGCAGTTAGCACGTGAACATCAAATAAGCCTCTTACATACTCTACTAACTTATCGGCGTCTGGTAACTTATTTAGGTCGTGAAAAAAGTTAGGGTCTAGAAGATCCCAGCGATCATTCCATTCTTTTTTACTTCCAAATTGATTAATAATAGGTGAGTCAAAATCGGCGAGAACGCCATCCATATCAAGAAAAACTTTCATAACTAATCATAGATAAATTTTGTATCAGGATACTTTGATTTAAATTGTTCGTCAAGAATATCTTCCAACCAGATCTTTCCCGACCCGGCGGAAGAATTCTCGATCGATTTCCAGACTAACGAAAGTGTCTGATCGTCCAATGATTCAGTATACGTTTTGATAACATTAACGCAATCGTCTACATATTTTTCGAAGTCTGTTTTCATATTACCCTTATATTATAAGATATTTTTTTATAAAAATCAAGTTAAATCTACAACCTCACAGCCTCCAGGAGCAGCACACGCAGCCGTTTGCGCACCCGCCGTAAAGTCTTCTTTCTCATAATCTCCTAAAGAGCTCCAATCAACATTCTTAGGCATTGTCTCTAATAATGCTTCATATTCCTCTTTACTACAATCTTGATAAGGTGCTTGCTTGTAAGTATGCTCACTAAAAGGTAAGAAAGATATACCACTAATATTATCGAAGTTATCCCATACCCAATTACCTACACCCATCCATTCATCTTCTTTGACAGAAATAGTAACTGATGGTTTATGCTCACACCAAGCATCTTGATAGATCTTCCATAATTCTAACTGCTCAATAGCATCCATATCGGTTCTACAAACAGCACCGTCTGGACTTTTTTGAGGAAAAGAAAATACAGTAGTATGGTCAGGTTTAGTTACATCAGGCTCATTAGGGAAACCTTGAGCTTTCATAAAACGACACAAAGGATCTTTATTGTCTGCTCGCACTGTTCTGATATAGTAAGGATTATGACGGGCATGAATACCGCTAGCGCTATCAACCAACTGAGAAACAGTACCCGAAGGTTTAACACACGTAATGGCTGCCGATCTAGGTATACCAATTTTTTCGGCCCACTCTTTGTTCGTTCTAACTGCTTCTTCACGGAGTTCTTCAAGGAGTTTACTCGTTTTGTCTTTTCCTTTCTTACCATTTGTAAGAACATTATCCATAATCCCCGTAAGACTGACGCCCAGTAACCTCTCTTCATCGCAATTATTTTTCCACTCCTTAGTTATGTATTTGAAGTTGGTAAGAGTAGATTGGAATGTTCCAAGGATAGTCGCAAGTCTAACTTTCTTTTTGAGAGATTCGCTAGTGTCCCGTCCACGGACAACGACTTCTGAAAGGTTGCAAAACTCACGGGACCGTAAAATGATTTCGCTGCACGGATTAGTGCCAAAGTCTGCTCGTGGGTCTCGTCTTCGAATATATCCTCCATTCCCATCTTCTTCTCTTTCGTTTAGTTTAGCGACTTGATTTTTGGCCGACAAACTGTTATAGATTCCTCGTTCCCCAGATTTACTATCGTAGAGACTGAGCCATTCTCGCATGAAAGTACCAATGTCTGGCTTTTCGTCATAGTTAGCCGAATTATTTGCGAGGGCTCGCTGTACGTTAGCTTCCCACCAAGATCCGGCTTTGGCATATCGCATTTCATTGTCGTTGAGGTCTGACAAGCTGATAAGAGCAGACCTGCGCACCCCACCAACAACAACCACTTCAGCGGTCTTGCAAATGATGTCATGACATTCAATTGACTTAAGCTTTCTTCCTGCAGCATTTTTGAAAATATCCGTTACAAAGTTAAATAAATCTACTAGAGGTTCCGGACCGGATGCTCTGCCGCCGAAAGTCTTTAATGGCATCCCTGCAGGTCGTACTTTACTGACATCCCAGTTAGGTATAAGACCTTGATATAATAGAGCTACTAATTCCTTGTATGCTCTACACCATCCTAATTTACTATCTGCTACTACAACGACAGTATCAGTAGGATAAAATTCTTCTGCCACTACTGGCATTTGTTTTACGTATTCTTCTTCTACGGAAAAACCAACTCCTGTACCGTTCATCAATACATACATTACTTCATCGAACGTTCTAGGACTATCACATTTGATATATGAGCAATTATATCCTGCTACATTCTCTTTCTTTAATGGTACACCTGCTGTCATTAAACATCTCATTGACGGCATCACATCTAACTTTAGGACTGCCTCCTCAAGCTCTTTTCTATCATCATCTGTTAAATCGAAATTACATTTTTCAACCAAGTCTTCTTTAAAAAAATCAAAATAACGTGAAACAGTTTCTGCCCATGTTTCTCTTCTTTCTTCATCATATCTCCATCTTGCATATCTTGAAAGATGGATGAAAGATTGGTATTCTGTAGGTAACATCATTCTTCTTCCCCTTTTTGTTTGAGCTTATCTAAAAATTCGTTTGACTCGCGCTCTGATAAACCGTACTTACTCATTACCCAACTACCATTTAAGTTATCTCGAATTATGTTCATTTCTTTTTGTGAGAATGAAACCGCGTTGAAAATGTAATCTTCAAATGCTTCACAACAAAGGGGAAATTTCGGTTTTACCATGGCGTACATGGCGTTTGCATAATCACGAACTTCTTTCTGTGCGTGTCCATCCATTCTCAGTTTACAAAAATTGAAAAAATTATGTAAATCAATTTTCCAAATAACTTCTGTATAATTACCAACTGGCAGTACTGAGCGTGCTAATTCTCGAGCTAAATCAAGATTTAGTAAATTTGAGTAGGCCCAAGTTGCATTGTCATATTGGCGATTAAACTCATATTTGACTTCGCCTTTATTAACAATGTCCTCTCCTCTACCCTGATTGTTTTGCTTGCTTTGCTTTTGAATATCATCATCATGAGGTACGTAAAAATCATTACTCATAATAGAGTATCTTCCTGAATACTCATTTAAGTTCGCCGTCCTATGCCGAACTATCTGACGCATAACGAAAATAGGTAACTTAATATGAAACTTAACTTCACACATCTCAAATGGCGATGTATGTTTATGTCTCATTAAATACCGAATGAGATTTCGTGTTTGACTAGTCTTCCGTGTACCTTCACCGTAGCTAATTCTAGCTGCGTTTTCTACTTCTACATCATCACCCATTACGTCTAGTAGTTTCACGAATCCATGATCATGAACCTTCACTTCTTCTATCATACTCTTTTCCATTGATTTAATTTTACCCTTGCAGGTAAGCCACGAAAGGTGTTGTTATTTATAGTATCGATTATATCTAAAATATCCATACCATCCAACACCATATCATTAATATCTTTAACTTTTATTTTATCTGGCCATATACAGAGACCGAAACCTCTCTTAATAACCTTTTCCATTTTTGTTACAATCTCTTTATTTCTTCTTTCATTATCATATACAAATACAATATCACGACCATAAAAATCAGTTATATCATCTAAGTCACTACCAGCCATAGCGAGAGCGTTAGGTAGAAACATACTATCAATAGGTCCTTCTACCATATAGGTTCTTTGACTAGGATCGTTTCTATCTAAGCCAAATATCTTATTAGCGTTCTTATCTATCTTGATAGTAAAATATCTTAGAGAAGAATTAGTTATACTTCTTCCTTGAGCTGCAATCAACTTTCTATCTTTATCAAAGAAGGGAATTATTATTCTAGGATCATTAGGTTTTAATCTTGCAGCTAATTCAACATCATATTTACTTACCCAACTTTTAAAGCAATCTGCAAAAAATAAATCTGCATAACGAACTTTAGGAATTTTTCTTACATCACAAAATTTAACAGCTGGATGATCTTCATTTAATTCAGTTAGTTTAGGTACTCCAACTTTTTTAAATTTAGGTTTCCTGAATATAGGTACTGTTTCTTCTTTATCAGGATGAGTATCTTCTCCTTGCTCTTCTCTATACTTTTCAAAAGCATACTGTTTAGCTAATGTAGGATCTATTTTATCAATTAGTATCTTTAGCGGTCCACCAGCACCACAATTATGACATTTATAAATTAATTTTTGTTTTTTATTGAAAAGGTAGCCTCTAGCTTTGTATCTATTTTTTTGTGAGTCG